AGCTAATCGCTCTAGGGCTGGTGTGGGACTGAGGCTTCCGCCTCCCACGGTCTTGACAACCCGTGGTAACACCAGTGCATGCAGTCAAGCATGTAATCGGATGGTACTGGAACTAGTCCGTTCTGTACTGTCCACGTGACGACCGGTTCATCACCGGTTTCCCGCTGGAAAGCAAACGACCTCAGGTCTAACCGTGTGGTCAGACAAACCACTTTAGAGGAAGTTATGGGACATGTAGCAATCAACGATGATGTTCAAGAGCTGGTCAACTCGTGGCAGCACTGGAGGCACTCCGGGGGGGCGGATTGGGGTTGGAGTTCTACTCCACACTCCGTCTTGCTTTACCGTAGTATTCTCAAGATGCCTGCAACGGTTGAAAACACCAAGAGGGCTGATGGTACTTACCCTCGCTCACCGTTTTGGACAAAACGCGTGTTAGTCACAAACGTCAAACGGGAAGTGCATCAAGCACAACTTGTTGACTATTGGACCACCGGTTATTGGGGTCCTTATGTGGCCGACGCGACGCTGTCCACGACGATGCCTGTAGAGTTCCATGGATCCTACGACACGATTTCCGACTTCTGTTTGGTCGGGTCGACGTTTCGGACAAATGTGGACTCACTGGCTAGAACACGGTTCCTGAACAAACTCGCAGACGCGAGCGGGAAGGACGCCGTATCGTTGGGTGTTGCAGCTGGGGAAATCCGAGAGACCATTCACATGGCTAAGGATCTTGCTGTTGGGCTAGTTAGCGGAATACGTAACACCGCGAAACAGGTTCAACAAGCGCCTAGCACCATTGCCAAAGCGTTGGACTCCATCCGCCGTTACGGGGTAAAGGAGGCCGCTAACCGTGTCATGCACGGTGACGTCGCTCTTCTCGAGCGGACGATTGAGGCGTGGTTGGTCTATCAGTTCGGGTTAAAACCTCTTGCTTATGATCTCTACGACGCAGCAGTGTGGGCGCAAGCCCAACTGGCCGCAGGTTGTCCGGTACTTCTGGACATCCGAGGCGGCGCCGAGGATCGGGAGCAGGTCGAGTTGCCTCACACGGTGCCATATGTTGACGGCGCTATGTGGGACCTTCGCGGCCTGTATGAGCGTAGTTGCGGGATTCATTACTCCTGTAGTTACGAGGTTCCGACTGATGTTTCCCTGCCGATGCAGCTCGGTGCTTATAATCCGATGCTGATAGGCTGGGAGTTGTGCCGGTTCTCATGGATGGTGGACTACGTAGTCGATATTGGCTCGTGGTTACGCTCTCTCATGGCCGCTGACGGGACCCGCTTCATTGAGGGTTCTAAAAGCGAGATCCGGCGCGCCAGCCTTCTGAAAGTGATCGATCGCACGGCCGACACCTTGGGCGACGCACTCAGCATAACACCGCTGGGTCCTACACCTTTGGTCCAGGTCGAGCATTTCAATCGTGAACTTTTGAGCCACGGCGTGATGCCGTCGTTCTTACCTGGCGTACGTAACATTATGGGAGTTACTCAGATGGCGAACTCTCTGGCTGCGCTGACCACTTTGGTCGGCGCCCGACAATCAGGCGGTCCCTGGTTTTTGAAACAATAACAGGACACTACTATGTCTACCATCGTTTTGGATTCGCTCAACTATGTGGGCGAGGGCATCGTGAACGGCGTGAGCCGTTTCATTGAGCGTAGCGCTGGTCTGGCCGCGTACTTCCGTACGTTGTCATCGAGCGTGACACTCAACACGAAGGGGCAACGGACTAGCATCAAATGGAAATTGGTGCTGCCGTTCCCTGCCGCTCCCACTGAGGACTGTCCCTGTGCGGGTGAACTCCCGTACATCGACACCATCGTCAATATTGACGTTCGGATCGATGCGAGGGCTCCCAAGGCGTTCCGCGATGACATCGTGGATCACATCCAATCGTTGGTCCTCACGAGCCAGTTCACTGGCTCGATCGAAGACTTGACGAATCCGCTGTAATACGCGGAGGATGCCATGATGAGGTCTTTAACCAGAGGTATTGACCGAACTCCACATCCTGCACAACGGCCATGCCGGACAGGGAAGGGACAAGGCGACCATGTCGGTCGCCCCCCCTATGTGGGACCATCGCGGGTGCCGGGTAAGTTCTCCCGGTTGCACCGAGCAATATGCATGACTTTCCGTATGCATAACGTGACGGGGCTTTCATCGAGCTCAATGGAGGAATATTTCCAGCGAGCCGTCTCAGCGCATACCCCGGAGGATGTTAAATATTTTTACCTCCTTGCGAATGTGTTTAAGAGATATCAGGCTAGTGACGCTGCAAGCCGCGACCTTCGGGTCGAGGCTGCGGTTAACAAGCTCCTTGATAGTGAAGAAAGGTGTAAGTGGACGAATCAAGTGTTTGCGGGCGGCCTGTGTCGCTCGAACGCACTGATTCCCCTCCATTTGCTCCCCAAGCTACGTCGGGCTGCTGCCATATGCCGCCGGATCCTCGGCCAGTTTCGACTGGACGAGCTCCCGCGTGCGTGTGGTTTCACACCTGGTGCAACAACCGAATTCCGTCGCAAAGATGGAGTCCATCACAATAAGTGGGCCAGAGCAGCCCACATGAGTGGTCGCGTTATACCCTACTACTTAGCCTTTCAGCGGTGGGCGAACATCCCCCAACCGCCCCGTGAGATTGTACAACGGGAGGCGAATGTAGTGTTCACTGTACCAAAGAACTTCGACCGTGATCGCACTGCGTGCAAACCTGTCACCTGGAATGGATTCTTCCAGAAGGGTGCGGGTACAATGATACGTAGGCGTTTGCGGCGCGAAGGGCTACTGCTGCCCGATGCCCAGCAATACCATGGGTGTTTGGCGAAGGTTGCGTCAGCTTTTCCGGGTCTCGTAACACGAGATCTGGCTTCGGCGAGTGACACTATCGCCGTGGAACTGGTTGATGCTCTGTTACCTCCTAGTTGGTCTAAAGTGCTCATGGATTTTCGTGAGCAGCTGGGTACCCTCCCGGATGGAAGAATTATCCGGTGGGAGAAGATCAGCTCGATGGGAAACGGCTTCACCTTTGAGCTAGAGACTCTTGTCTTCTACTCGCTGGTGAGGGCCTGCTGCAGGAAAGATAGCCTGGTCACTGTTTATGGCGACGACTTGATGTTCCCTGGCCGGTACTCGGATTCGGTTGATGAACTTCTCGCATTTTGCGGGTTTGAAGTCAACCGGTCGAAGAGTTTCGGACTTGACTCTGATTTTCGTGAGTCATGTGGGGGGCATTACTGGCGTGGTCTAGACATGAAACCATTCTACATCACACGCATGCCACAGACTCTTGGGGACGTAATAAACCTCCATAATGATGTGGTTCGTTGGGTGGGAGACTGCCCGCGACCCGGTCACTTCTTGCACGACGTCTGGCGGTTTTGCCGCGAGATAGTGCCGAGGGTGTACTGGGGTCCTGTCGGTACCCAAGGTGTACTTTGGGCCGATTGGGACGATGCAGTACCGACGTATTGGCCAGATTATCAGGCCTTCCGCGTTGGTATGATTAGCTTCGTCCCGAGGTCGCAAGACCTCGGGCAGTTGGAGCCCCCGTCCTCGTTCACGCTTGAAACACGTGAGCCGGAATGGGGACCAGGTACCAGCTTATTTGGTGCTTACCTCCAGAAGCTATGGTGTGTTGACCCTTTGCCGTGGGAATCCACAGAAACATCCACCTATAAGTCTATGACTGATAAGGAGGTGCGTACGTGGGCCTACGTCGACAGGGCACAGTGGAAAGGGATGCGGTGTGTTTCTTTGATTTAGCCGCACCACGTTTACCGGGCTTCTTTACCCGGGAGCATCAACTACTACTTCGTTGATGAAATCCATTTGGATTTGGAAATGGG